AGAAATACCAACAACGCCAAGTCGTTGAACATTAAATGTTCTGGTTGTTTTGGATGTATCAAATATTTCTCTAAATTCTCTATCAAGATAAACTTCAAATCTAAAAGCAGAATATCTTATTGATTGATATTCGTAAGATAGCGAAGAATCTGATAAATCAAATTCAACAACAGAATCTCTATAAACTTTGATTGGTGGATTTACTAAAGATAATGTTCCCGTAGAAGCACTGGTGATACTGATAACATCTGGTATTAGTTTTTTAGAATTATAGTAAGTATTAGAAAGTTTAATATTATTTTTATCTACAAATATAATATAATAGATACCCTCATTTGTTAATCCTGCAGAAGGAGATTGTGAGGTATGAATAACTTTATCCCCAGTTTTAAAATTGTGATTTGATAATGTTATTGTATTGTTTGTAGTGTCTACATCTAAAGCAGCAAATGATTTTGGATTGATTAAAACTTTTCTATTATAATCATCATACTTAACAGTCACTGATGTTGTTATTGATGGATTTACATCCACATCAACAAAATTTCCACTAATAAGTCCATGAGTTTGGGCAGTAGAAACTGTGACTATATTTCTAGATACTGTTCCTGTTATGACAGAATAATTAGTTTTAAAACTATGATAAACACCTGTACCAATTCCAGTGAAGAAGAGTGGAGTTATAGAACTAGTCTCTGAAGAAATGCCAGAGAAAAATCCTGTAGATCCTAGTCCAACTTTTACTGTTGAGATTCCTATGAAGTTGTCGTCATATTTTGCGACATATACATCAGAATCATCAAATAAGGTTGTTGCACCAATACCTGTAGAGTAAACTGTTATTGGACTTCCATCGTTTGTATTGTATGTCAGCAAATCTCCAGTATTGAGATCGTGATTTGGTAGATAAATTAATCCATTTCCAATGAATACTTGTGTCAATCCTGCTCCAGGATTTGAGAAAATAACAGTAGACCCTGCTCCTAAAGACGAGTCTGTACCTATTGAAACTGATTCTCCTGGAGAGAAATAAATTTGTTTGTTAACAGAATAAGTATAATCAGTTTTAAATCCAGAGTTAATTCTTAATTTTCTTGACTTTTCGTATAAGACAGTCGTAACAGTATGAGAAACTCCAACAGTTCCATCAATCTGTCTTAAAATTCTTAACCTAGAAGAAATACTATCAATGTTTAAAACTTTTACTTTTTCATCATTTAGTAATAGAATATCATTTTCTCTTATATTCAAGAATCCAAGACTTCCAGAAACAGAAATATAAGTTACTATACCGGTTATTCCAACAGTAGAGATTCCAATAGATGTTGTACCAAGTCCAACTAAAGCAAACTTACTCGTTTCTATTCCGGCAATATAATTACCCTCTATTAAAGAAGAGGTTGTAGATAATCCAGAAATAGAAACTAGATCGAAGTTTGTAAAATTGTGTGGAACATCGGAATAGAATACATATTCTCCTCTGTTTCCTATTGGATAAATTTCTACATTAGATAAAGTACTACTTGCTACACTAACACTGGAGACTTGTTTTCCACTAACTTTAGATACAATAGCTGACGCAGAATATCCTCTGATATTGCCATTAATATCCAAATTGTTGAAATCAATAGAATCATTTACTCTATAGTTATTTCCTCCTGTTAATATGCCAACACTATCAACAGAACCGGGAGAAACTCCAACAACATCTATTGTTTGATTTAAATTATTTGGTATTGTAATGTATTCGTAAGTTGACTCATCTTCTGTTATGTTGTATGGATATGTATTTCTAATCCAATTTGTGTCATTAAAATCTATAATATCCTGATTAGAAAATCTATCAAAATTAAATTCATTTGGTTTTGATTTAAATGCGTTTCCTATTAAGTATGGGAAAACTGGTTTCTTATACTTTGTAAAAGGACCAGAAGATTCTACACTAAAGCTATTGATAGTAGTAAAATATGCGTAAGTTCCGTTTGGATATTCTGGAGTAATACAAAATCTTCCATTATTCTCATCTAAGATAGTTTCATCTTCCGATGCGTAGTGAACATAATCTTCAACAAAAAATCCTTCTGGGAATTGGTTTACTGATGGTCTATTTGGATTAAGTTCTAGTCTGTATCCACTCTTCATTTGGGATACTACTCCACCCGACTTTGATGAATATCCATATGGACCATAAATTGGATTTCCATCATAAGCCCAACCAATAATTGGTGAGTGATCGGTAGATGCTATCTCAACAGAATTTGAAATTCTTAAATCTGGATTTGAATATAAAATTCCACCTCCTTGTTCTCTAGAGAATAATATTTCTCTTAGCTTTCTTGGGGCATAAAGATGGCTATATTGTAATCCATAATCCGGATTAGTTCCTAATGATAAAAATCCGTCATCATCAGTGACTTTGTTTATATACTTCTGGAAAAGATTAACAGTCCAAGATTTTATTTTTGCTTTAAATTCTGCTCCAGTTCCTGGATGAATAGATGATATTAAAGTAGAATCTTGAGCATAACCACCACCACCATCAATTACTCTAACTTCAACTATTTGATTGTTAACTACAATAGGAGTTAATACGGCACCAGTTCCGGAACCAGAAATTACTAAATCTGGGGAAGATGTATAATTTCTACCAACGTTATTAACGAGAACTTGTACTATTTTCCCATTAGAAATTATTGGTTGAAACTCTGCGTTAACTCCACTTACAATAGATATATTTGGTTCTCTTTCAATACCAAATATATCTTCAATTCCATAAGATGAACCACCAGATACCACATGTACAGATTGTATAGAACCTCGGAAAATTGGTTGTATTTGTGCCTTATATTCTGAAGAAATCCCTACATTTCCAATGAGAGAAACGCTTATATCTGGATAGTTAAATGTATGTTGATCAGAATTACTTGATGTGATATTAATGTATTGATTCGTTCTATAATAGAAGTCCTCACTATATTCACCGCTTCCAACCTCAGAAAGTCTGAAACTATCATCGTCTATTTTTGTAATATAATAGTTTGTGTTATTTGTTAGACCACCTATTACAGTTCCTTCAGTAGAATACTTTACAACTTCTCCTGATGAAAAATCATGATTTGCAATATGAATTGAATCAGTTGATGTGTTGATTCCTATTAAAGAAACTTGACGTTTTTTATTCTGATATCCAATTCCCGAACTTTCAACTGATATAGAAGCTAAAATAGACTTCTTATTTACAGACTCTAGTGAATGATTTCCTACTCCATAATCACTTAGAGTTATTGTGTTTATTCCAGAAACAGCATCTCCAAAAGTTTTATGTAACTTTACGGATGTTGAAGATGCTACTGAAACATAGTAAGTTGAATTTGTTGTTAATCCACTTACAGATTTCTGTCCGAAAGTTTTATAAACTACAGATTCAGCATTTCTAAATTTATGAGAAGTACTAAATCCAATAACAGATAATGTTGCCCCAACAGAAACTTGGGCAGACTTCTCTTCAGTATTAAATAAAACTTCATGAGAGACTAATTTCATATTAGCTCTTGCTTTTGCCCCAGTACCATTCCCTCCTGTTATTTTTACAACAGGAGTATCTAAGTAATCAAATCCTGGATCAATAATTCTTACTTCAACAAGAGATCCTGAAACAGAACAGTTTCCGGTTGCCCCACTTCCAATGGAATCGGATATTACTATTTGTGGGGGATTGATGATATCATAATTATTTCCACCCGACAGTACTTCAATACCTTCAATAGGACCATAGAAAATTTTATCCTTACTCTTATAATTTAATATTTCTACTCCATTTACCAATATACCGGTGAATCCAGGTAGTGTTTTTACAGCAGTCTTTGTTGGTAATGAGGCAGAAACTTCTCTTAAAAGTTTTTGTGAATTTAAAGATTTATTATAAAATTCATATGGTTCTATTCTATTATTTGTTACAGTAGTTTGATTTACTACGCTTACAAATTTTTCGTTTAAAATATCAGATTTACTCTTAGCAAATTTTACATTATTAGCATCAATTCTTTTAATAAAATATATCCCTTCCCCTTCATCAAATAGAGAACTCGCCACTACAGTTGAGGTTGAGGAGTTTCCATCAGCATCTACAGAAGTTACCGTAGATTCTTCTGGTGTATAGTAAACAGAGTCTCCAGTGTAAAACCCGTGATCTTCTAAAGAAGTTAATTGTATGGTTTCTCCTTGATAGGTTCCCGAGAAAGTTACAGAACGATTTGTAACTTTAAGTTGTTGATTAACATAACTTGGTATGGATGGAGATGCTACTAGTAGTTTTTCTCCGTCTCTATAAACATTTTGAATGTTTGCTGATAGTAGATTTATATTGGTATAATTATAAGAATCTACTTTTAGAACTTTTCTCCTAACTTTAAGAGCATCCCCATTTAGATCGCCCTGACCATTTATTACTATTGTCTTCTCTGACAAAATATCAATTACATTTGCTTGTCTTGTAGCAACTTCATTCTCAATTATTTCTAACAAATCTCCTATTTGGAAAGAGTGCCTATTGTTAAATGTTACACTATAAGTCTTATCTGAAGAGTCAACCACTTCATAAGATAAGATGTTATAAGTTGCTGCTGTGTTAAAAACCCAATCATTATCTAAAGGAGTATTACCTTGGAATCCAAATGTAGGAATAGTTGCGGTGTCTCCCTTAGCGTAAAAATAGTTTGGAGAATCTATGTTTACACTATTAAGAATGGAATTTATGCGAACTCTAATTTCTTCTCCGGAGGCAGTTGTGGCTACAGCATATGTGTTGATACCGACAATAGAATTATCTAAAATATCAGATGTTATATTAGAGCATCCAAGAAACTGATTTATTGTCTTAGAATCGTAAGATACAACTCCGGTAGTTCCATCAAAGAATTGAACATAAACCTCTCCTTGAGTTGAAAATCCTACAGTAGAATCTACATCTATTGATGTGGAACCTGCTAAAGTTTTTCCAATCGAACGTGTTTTTGAGTGAACAGAAAACTTTCCGTAAATTGCCCCATCAAAAGCTGGGTCCCTATTGTATCCACCATCAATTTTTAATTTATAAAATACTCTATTATCATCGGAAGTTATTGTCTCTATTTCAGATACAGTTCCATAAGATTTTGTTAAATCTAGATATTCGTTCTGGAACAAAGTAAGATTTGATATCTCTTCAATTGGACCAGAAATTAATTCGACAACTAGATCATTAGTTACTTTGTATTGAGCATCCGATGGTCTAAAGAGTAAATCTTTTGGTCTTATAATCTTTACATCTTCTCCATATAAAGCCTTGAATAAAATTTCAAAAGATCTATCAGTTCCTTTACTTCTATAAAAATCTTTTATCTGTTTTAGTAATAGAGATTCATTGACTTTATCAACAAAACTTCTATTTTCAAACCCAGGTGCGATTTGATACTTAGTTTTAATTAAAAATTCTTGTAGGAAAAGGCTACTGAGATTAAAGATTTCTGTCCCTTCTTTGTGGGATGCTGCATTGGACTCCTTAAAAATAAGTTCATCACTCGATTTTAATTTATAAGTAGCCGCTATTCCTACATTGGTATTTTTATAGGCTACAATTCCACTAAATCCTCTGTAGCAATTAATAAATGCACTGTCAGTTTTGCTTTCATATACAATAAGTTCATTGTCAATGGAAATCAAACCATACTTTTCAGGAAATCCTTTAGTTCCAGTTTCAGAATCCAAAAGACTAATAGTTATATTTTCGTCAAATTCACTTATATCAGATCCAAGAACTGTTGAATTTTTTAACTCAGTTATAGAATCAACTTTTACATACTTGTCAATATTTTGAAGTAAATCAATAGGTGCTCCTTGAAATTCCTGAGCAAGATAATATTGAGATAAAAATTCTCCAACAAGAGGAAAATCCTCTTTGATGTATTGGGGAATTTGATTCTTTACAACGTCTTTAATTTGAATTCTTTTTTCTGACATGTTATTACAATCTTACTAGGTTCCCGTTACTGTAGCTTGAAGAGACAATGTATTTGGATGCTGCTGGATCTAATCCAGAAGCAATTTCATCAACAACCATTTCAAAATTACTGCTATTAATATCTAGTTGTAAATAAAGATCCTGTTTTCCAATAACATCATTTGATCTAGGTACAACAGAAATTTCAATAGTTGGTTGGCCATCTTTGATTTTTCCAGATTGAATGTTTATTGGATTTAAAGTTATTACTCCATTTTTATAATCTATTGTTCCAGCATTTCTTCTTAAAATAGTTGAAGTTCTTGAATTTGCTGACCCAACATTAAACAAGAATATAGATCCAGTTTCTCTATTTGTATTTGGAATATCTCCCAAATAAACCGTTTGAGAAATACCTGCTACTTGAAATCCGCTAGACTTAATATTATATCCATCCATACTAGAAATATGGAATTCATTTCCAAATCCAATTTGATATTCAGCAAATGTGTTCAAAAGCACTCTCAAATCTCTTCTCATTTGAATGGTAGTAATGTTTGAAGTAATAGATTCGTGACTATTATCAATCATTGACAAAAACTTACTATACTTAAATCTAGCTCCATATCTATTCAACTCAGTAGATTCTGAATACTTGGTAGCATTAGACTGTACTATACTTGATACAAATGCTGATGATGGTGCCAGATTGGTATTGTAGTAAACCTTAGAGTTAACTTCAACATACAAATATTTTAGGTCTAATATTTCTGGAACTATTCCTGCTACAGCATATTTTTTTAGTTTTAGTTTAATACTTTCTTTTTCTAAATTTGGAAGAAAGTCTCCAAATCTAGGTTTGATGCTTATGAATACTTTTCCATACTGAGGAGGAATCAACTCTTCTCCACCAAATACAGAAATTGCTTCAGTTTCTGGATAAATTTTTGAGGGAATCAAAGTTTCAAAGTCATTTGAAGTTAATGCTCTATTTTGTGAAGCGTAAATTCTTGGAGCATATTTTTTAATCGACTCTACAGATTCAATATTTTCCCCACCTCTAGAAGAAACGCCAGTAGTTAGAAGTGAAATGCCAGATGTTACCGTATATTCGATAGAGTTTCTTGTATATGTCAGTCTTCCAGAAAAATTGAAACTACCAACTCCATTGGCACTGTCTCCATTGGAAGTAATATAATCTACAGTAATAAAATTACCCTCTTCCAACTGTTTTCCAAAAATTCCATCACCAAAAATCAATTCATATCTTTCATCTTCAATTTCTTGAAGAAAATATACATTTGATGTTGAATCAATATCAAACAAACTATCTTGATACGCATACTTCACAGAAGTTGTTGCGTTTTCGTTAGATTTTACCGTTACCGATATAAGTTCTGTATCAATACCGGAGTTTGGTAAAATATATTTTTGATTTGGATTTCTAGACGAATATGTAAAGTTATTGGTTAATAAAACTCCTTCATGTATTTCTAAATCTGTAAAAGTCGCTACTTGATTAAAAACTGGAACCGTTACATCATCAAGGATAGAAAATATAAAAGACTGATTTCCAAAATTTCCAGAGGAAGTAGCAACAATTCCTTTTTTTAAAGTCAGGGAAGCAGGTGCTGGAGTTACATTTGAAACATCTACAAAGAAAGATACTGTAGCAGATGCTGCTTTTCTTGAACGTGGCACATATCCAATATTTCTTGCCAGAGAAACTACATTTTCTCTAATTGTGGCACTATCAATAAAAACTTCATTTGCAACCATGTTGGCATTATATGAAGTAATATAGGTGTTGTATGCCAAAACATCAAGTATTGTTGAAAGATTAGATCCTTCAAAATCATAATCAGTAAAGTTAGGATTAGCTTTTAAATAATCCTTAAGTGTTGTTTTAACCTGGTCAAAGTCCAGATTAGAAAAGTTTACTAGTGGCATTTTACCTAGTTGGTTGCAAAACGAATTGTAATTGTTGTGTTGGAACGTCTATTCCTACTATTCTATACTGAATTATTGCATCAAAGGAGTTGTTGTCATAGTCTGGATTTACAATAACATCAATCAATTCAACTCTTGGTTCATAATTTACAATAGAAGACGCTATTTCATCTCTAATATTGGATGCTGCAATCTCATCAATGTTCTCAAAAAGTATTTTTGAGACTCTGGAACCAAAGTTTGGATTAAAAAACTTTTCACCAGGAAGGGTAAATACAATATTTCGGATAGAACGAGAAATAGCACTCTCATTTTTGAGTGCTATCAAGTCACTGTTCAGAGGATTGCTCTGAAAAGTCATACTAATATCCTTAAAACCTTGACTTACCCTTTCTAGAGGCATTGAATATTATAATTCTATCTTATTTATTCGTGATTTTTTGATTCATAAAGTGGTTCTGTACCATATTCCCAGTCATCATAGTCATCATCATTACGAATTAATTCATGAATTTCGTTTTGAACCTTGAAATCGTGTTTTTTGGGGGTTAAATCGTCATTAGCGATCTCCCTTAACATCTTTTCTTCCATTTTTTTGCTCCTGATTGGTTAAATCAGAACTTTTTACGGGGTTACTATCCCGTGAATCAATGAAAAATCCTTTTCTCAAGTAGTCTTTGTCTTCTACGAAAGTAAAATTTTCAATTTTTTGAGGTCTGTCACCTTTCCATACAGGAATTGCGATATTATTTCCATATCTGAAGTCGGGATTTCTTCTAAAATGTACCTCTATGAGTTTATTCCCTATAAATTCACAATTTATCCACTCATAATTGCCCTTTAAATCCTTTAGAATGTTAGGAAATTTTACTTCATGGTTAATTTTAGTCCACTTTTTCCACTTGTAAAGAGGTTCATCATCATCTCTTTCACCCAAAACAACCAATTCTGATTTTTGATACTGAAAATCAACACTATAGTGAATTCCTGTAAATAGTTCACACCAAAATTCAGATGGATGAAAGTGATCTGTACTATATTGTATTCTTTCTATACGAGAAAATCGTCCCATTCCAAGTAAATTAATACTTGGTCGAACGATATAATCCCCTAAAAATGGAACAGGGCACCCTGCTGGTCCGCAGAGATGCCCTAGACGATGATTTAAGAATAGTTTATTATATACCCACATATCTTCTGGATGAATTGCATTCCATTCATCAGATACTTCTAAGTGGTACATATATTCATATGTTAGTTAATACTATTTACCTTGTCCGCGATATTTTTTCTTACGACCATTACGAGAGGTCGCACTGAGTAGTGTACGAGGAGAACGTCCTTGACGAGTCTTCTTCGGTGCTCCAGGTTCAAAAATAGTCTTATTCGATCCGCCGCCTTTAGCCATTTACAATTTCCTCCAGTTCAATAAAGTTAGGGTCAATATCATCTCCCGAGAAAAACTTTTCTGAGAGATCTTGTAGAACCTCACTACACTCTTCAGGAGTGAGGTCCATATAAATCTTACGTCCTTTATAAAGTACGTTATAGTTCATCAGATAATGCGAGTTTTTTCATGTCCAACACGAATACGAGGATCACACCAGATATCAAATCCAGCTTCCTTAGCATCAAGACAGAATGAAACATCTTCTCCACACATGTCCTGAACATTACCTGATTCAAAGACTTGCATCTTTGGAGCAAACCAAGGATACTCAAGATTCTCAAAAACACCTTTCTTAATGAGAACCCAACCAAAACCTGTGTAGTCTACAGTGAATGGCTTACGACGCTTGCTGATTGATTCCACAGTTTCGTGATTCATAACTCCACCATTCTTGCGGAAATCATCTTCTTCCAACCAGTGTGCGACAGAGGTTGTGTGTCCATCTTCTGTGGCATACCAACCAGCAACAACTTCTTTCTCTTCTCCTTCTTCATTCAGAGCAAGATCACAGAGTTGCCAGAACTTGTTAGTGTCAAAGACAATATCCGAGTCAATCCAAAGTTGATAATCATATTGTAGTTTACCATCCCAAGGAATTTGTTTCGGACCACGAAGAACATTGGCACCAAGACACTTACAACGTGCAAAGTTTACCATTGATGAATAATCTTGTGAAATCTGAATACTCATCTGATTCTGTACCATATCAAAGCACAGTTGTACAAAGTTCTTCAGAAAAATAAAAGAGCATCCACGTCCAGGTAGACAGAATACAATACTCTTCCCTCGCATCCTTTCTTTAATCGCATCAATATCCCAATCTTCTTTGGGTGTTGGTGCTGCTGCTTTTACAGTAAATCCTTTTGCCATAAAGTTTAGTAACCTTCAAACTCAATTTTAACAGTCTATATATGCCTTGTCAATATGACGGAGATCCAGGTGGTTCTGCTGATTTGTCCCCTTTGTGTCCACCAATACCTACAGTAATTTCTGTGAAATTTAAATCATCCATCTCATAATCAGTCTTCATAAGACCAACCATATTCTTCAAGGTGTTCCAAGTTCTCTCAAACTCTTCTTCCTTGAGAGAATGATATAAACATCTATCCTTTGCATATATGTGGTAAACCTTTTCCATATGAAAAATATTTTCGGAATTTTTTATAATAAAACTTAATTTACTACCGCATTATATATCAGTACTATCAAAAACCCTAGGGGGACTAATACCATTCTACCCATTGTCTTTGGATATCTGATTATCCAACCTGCGAGTACCACTCTCCAAAAATTCCAGTAGGGCAACCTTCGCGTTCTTTTGAGTGCTGTCATACTTCCGGAAAAATTTTATAAGATTGATATATCGTTCGCGTTTTGTCACCTCTGTAGGTTAGGGTAGTTAGCGATTTTAAAACCGCCCGCCCCCATCACGCCGCCGCGACGCTATAAACAATCGGCGGCAAAACACTGCCGATAAGTGTCACTGAGACATCATAACATAAGTGCCCCTCAGTGTCAACCAAGGGGCACACAGTTAGTATCAGAACTCGATGCTATCTGCGGTTGGTTCAGCATAAGCAACTGCCTGCTGATTGTCCTCAGTGAGAGTATCAAGGATGGACAGGATTTCGCTGCCAGTGTTACCTTGAGCAAGCAGAGAAAGCATCACGGACTTGGACATAATAAAGAAGAAAAGTGTTGTGAACTGTGTGGTGCCTAGTTTATACTCTTGCGACAGGAGTATGTGTTACTTAGAGGTCGAACACATCGCTATTCAATTGGATGACATTTACAGCAGGGTCGTTATACTTAACCCCGTCAGGAGTGCTCACAATACCCTGGTCATTTAGCAGGTCGATGAAGTCAACGTAGTTGCCAACTTCCATTGCGAGGTGATACAAACCCTCATCATTGTTAATCCACAGAGCAACATTCCAGGTCTCATAATTCTCCCAACCGTTATAGCTGGTGTCGAGAACATTGTGCTGGTAAGTGACAGTCATTGGTACGTCTTGAGTGTTAGTGTGGGGGTCGTTTGTGTGCCCCCTACACTATAGGTACGCTTTCGACGATCACAACTTTAATACCTTGAAGATTACCAGTTGTCAGGTGTACTTAGGTCCTCAACGTAAGCATCACACTTCTCTGCAGGTTCCAACTTGAATAACTTCTCCCAATCAATCTGGTGTGGGTCGAAGTCACCGAACACTGATAGATCCAGAGTGATACGATAACGCTGCTTCTGTGCCTGGGAATAAGCAACTGACATAAGTACGCTCCGAATGTGTATGAGAGTATTGTAAGATGCTGCTGGAAAAATGTCAATGAGTCTGGGGGTATTTATTCGGGATGCTTATGTTTTTGTGAGGGTATGTGTGGGATTTCTGATGGCGGCGGGTCTTGACATTTGTGCGGAGAGGTGATAGAATGCGGGCTTAGATCACAAGCACCAGACACATTTAATTGACTATAAGTGTCAGACCCAGACACATTTAAAGACACATAAATCACTCTCTATTTGATACGAATTCATATCATTATCACCTCTTAATAACAATAATTATCACACGATAAAGAAAGGTAAAATATATTTTTTAATACATTTTTAATCGTTTTTAATACATTTTTTACCACAAATCATACAAATAGGCATAAAAAAAGACCCCACGAATGAGGTCTCTATGTGTATTCAATCAAGTGCTAATCTGTACCTTGCGTATTCTTCTGCTTCCTTTCTTTTCTTGAATCGTGCTAACTCACCTTCAAACTTAAGAGGCAGATACCTATACTTTCTACCTTCAGTTGTGATAACAGTTCTGGAGAATAGGTGAAGAGAGTAGTTACCTTCTTCTGTATATTCATCCTCTTTCTTTACAATGAACGGAGGAAGTTGTTGGTCAGTGAATGATGCTTTGGAGAGTAACATGATAGGATTAGTTGTTAATGAGTTCAGCAGGACTTCCGCATGATTTGTAGAACTCAACCATACGATTTGCTTCCTCTAGTGTAGAGAATGATTGCGTTCTCCACTGTTGTTGATATGGAGTAAAGTAGCGGATTGTGAACATTTAAGGAATGAAGAGTGAGTGTTACTTAAGAGTGAAAGATTCAGTTCAATCGCATACCAGAGAAGAAAGGAATTGGTGCTCCATTGTATTGAATGAACCACTGACCTTTCTTCTGAAAGACATACTCATTCTTGCAACCGTGTGCTTGGAGAATAGCATTAAGGCGACTCTTTGTGGTTTTTGATTGATAACCACCATCGAACAATTCGATCCAGGTTTCGCCTATTCTGGCAATCAGATTGTTGTGAAGGTAGACATCAGAAACATGGGAACAAGAGATAACTTCAGTGTTATCTTGTTTCCAATCCTTTTGATTCAGGATTGCGTCGTTCATTTGCTTTTCAATCTTTCGCATGGTAGGAAGTGTGATGGTTATACTATAGGTACACTTTGGACGATCATAACTTTAATTACTTGTGATGTACGGTCCAATCACATCACAAAACTCATCCAAATAATAATCCAAGCTAACACCTACTTCTTGTGCTTCAGTGTTATACTGGTTGAATTGTTCCTGGTTCAGGATGTAATAATCAGTCTCAATCATGAGGTTGGATAATGTCTGCTACAGTGTGAAGTGTGGATGAGGTAGTGTTGCGAACTCCTGGGGAGAGTATAAAAGCAACAGCGAAAATGAGGAGAATTGTTTTCACTTTATCAGGTGACTTGAAAGTGAGTCTTTTGGTTGCCACTCTAACTAACCACCACCGTACTCATAAGAGATAACACCTGCTTCATCAAGTCCTACCGATTCGATAACAGTGAACTTGGCATGATTGTCGAACTCATGAGCATGATATTCGCTGAACTCTTTGATAAACAACTCGCGGCATTGTTCTTTAGTTTCAGCAGCGATAACTGCCATTCCAGAAGTCCAATCAGAGAGGACATTGTTGAGGATGAAAAGTTTCATGATTTCAGATATAGTTCAGTCGCGGTCAGAGATATTCCAGGAAGTTTCAGGACAAGGTACATACTCACCAGAGAGAATTGCCTGCCGACGTGCTTCCTCACGCTTTAACTGTTCAATATAATTTGCCATTGCAATCTGAACAGCAGGATCATTCTTTGCGGTATCGTTGAGAATAAACATTTTGTCGTTGTTGGTTGTGCTCATACTATAGGTACACTTTGGACGATCATAACTTTAATTCACAGTCCGTTGATAAAGTCAGCAAGTGCTTCTTTGTATTCATTTTCAGTCTCAAAGATGCGACCGTGAATGTTACGCGGATAAGTTACGTTTGTTTCACCAACTGCTGCTACATTGCGGCAGTCTTGCTCATCATAACCCATCTCAATTAGGTTTTCAACGTAAGGATTGTAGTGTGTCATTTGTGTTAATCAGTTACCGAAGAAAGCATCAAACTCATCAGCAATCTGATCAATCAATTCATCAGTTGCATCAAGGTCAAATACATCACAAACCCAATCTACAGTATCATTCAGGTCTGTGTGATTGTTACACATAAACTCCAGAAGTGCGGGAGCAATGGTATCTTGGAAGTCGATTTGAATGTTGGTCATACTATAGGTACACTTTGGACGATCATAACTTTAATTCAGAACAGATTGCGTCCGAATTGTCCACACAAATAAAATGCCATTCCTTTATCCTTAAGGGTCACACCTGCGAAAGTTAGAGGAACATAAGCACCATTGGTTTTAGATGCTTTCGTGCGAATCTGTAGCAATCCGTGAGGACCAGTGATGGTTCCTAGTTGTTTGCCAGCATTGAAAAGTGTGCGGATGCTATCACAAATGAAGTCATAATCCTCACGCAATTCTTGATAGTGTTCGGGGTGAGTTTCCTCATTCAGAATCTCACAACCCACATAATCGTTGGAGCGGGTGAAACCAACATACAGAGTTTGTTGTAGTTTCTGTCCAACCTTGCTATCATCAAACGAGACAGAATCTTCGATGATTTCAGATAGACAATGCTTTAACTGTGTGGCAGCAATAGATTCACCAACAGTGAAAGTCTTGATCTCTCCATCCTCCAGATCTTTGAGGTCAGAGCTATTAGGAACTCCGAGCACAGTTTCTAACAGTTGCCCGCGAGCACCTTTGTTCTTTCCAGGTTTCTCAAATACACTGAAATCAGTTACTTTGAGTTTGCCATAAACCTGATTCGTTGTGAGTTTCTGCATCATGGTTGTGCGGTTATACTATAGGTACACTTTAGACGATCATAACTTTAATTCAAACGAATTAGGGCTCTTGTGTTACACTTTCCACTAATTCTTGGAGTTCATCATCCTCATAATAGTGCGACAATTCTTCCATCAATTCACTCTCATTATAGTCAATCATATTATCAACAATCGTCTCTTGGGCAAATACACACAAATCACGCATGTCCATGTTATCAACAACTCGCGCAGCATAGAGTTGAGTCAGTTTGTAGATTTGGTCTTGAGTAAGTGTCATTTTGTTTGTAGGATTAGGAAGGGAAATCATCAATCAGTCAACAACAGAGTAACAAGCAACCCAGGAAGGAATCCCACCTAGTTGTAAAGAACCGTTGCGAGCATCGCAATAGTCTTGTGCGTCATCTTCAGAGTAGAAAGGTCCAATATACTCTGGAGAATCCAGAGCATCAGATACGAAAC